ACACCGATTCTCGGATCGGATGCGTTCTATCTCGGCCCAACATGGTCCCTCGCCGTCGAAGTTCAGATTTATTTGACCCTCGGCATCTTGCTGACACGGCTGCCCCCAAAGAGCGTGATACCAATAATGATCTCTGGCGTCGTATTGGCGGAGCTGTGCCGTGTGACCTTCTTGGCCGTCGGACATGGAATTTTCGGATATTTTGTTCTCCCGGCAAGGATAGATGGTGCATGTTTCGGCGTAATCACTGCTATATCGGTGCGTTCGGAGCGCGCTCTTGCATTTCTGAGGCGGTGGAATTCCCAGATTTGGGCGGCCATCCTGGTGCTCTTCGCGATCGCTGGCGCACTTAGTATGATCGGGCAGGGAATTGGTTCTTTCGGTGCGGGAGTCTACACTCATCTCGCTCTAGCTGCCGCTTCGTCGCTCGTAATTGGAGTGCTGATTTCAAACCCGGCTGGCGCGATCAATCGCGTCCTGCGAGCCAAACCGCTAGTATGGGTGGGTGCGGTATCGTACGGCGTGTACCTCATTCACATCCCAGCGATCGGTGTCGCGCACGCCGCGATGGGGAAGACCAACATTGTTCTCGATAGCTGGTCCGCAATCGCTGCAACAACTGTTGGTCTTACCGCAACAATCGGCTTGGCGTGGCTGTCTTGGAGATACTTCGAAAAGCCCCTAAACGATTACGCCCATCGGCTCACAAAAGGCGAGCATTCGGCAGAGCGGGCCATCGCACCGTCACTACCAAATGTCACAGGGCGCGCCACTTAGAGTCGACCCACGCCGCCCTCTCATTGTGTCCCCACTCAGCCTAGAGACTTCATTCCCCCCTGCTTTGCCTTGCTGACCTCCCCCGGTCCGCCGAACTGCGACGCGCCGCCCAGCGCCGTGCCCAGCCCGCTGAAGATGCCCTGCATCAACGCGCCGCTCGCCTTGGCGCGGTTGGCAGCGGCCTGGCTGCGATAGTTCCACCCGTCGATGTCATGGCCGCGCGTGCGCTGATATCCGGCCTTGTAGATCTGGCCGATATCCTCGCCGCCGATCATCGCCGTGTCGCGTTGCACGTCGGCCGGCGATCCGAAGTTCAGGTCGACGCCGCTCGCCGCCATCGCCGCCTGTTGCCTGCCCTGGGTGTCGGAAAGCTGTCGATAGCGGCGCTGTGCCTCGAGGTTGGTGTTGTCGATCGAATCGCGCGCCTGGTCGCTGGCCAGCCGGTTGTTCTGATCGTCGATCTGCGCCTGATAGCGATATTGCTGCGACTGGCCGATGCCGTTCAGCACCTGACCTGCGGCAGTCACCGCGGTGGCCGCGATGGCGAGGACGGGCGGGCACATCAGCGCCGCTCCGCGTGGAAGAGCCTGAAGGCGATAGTATTGATCATCATGGTCTCCGTATCGAGAGTGAAACCCCAGCGCCGCAGCAGGCGGATGGCGCGGACATTGTCCGCCGCCACCAGGTTCGAAAGCCGCGGCACCAGTGCGAACATCGCGGCGAGGAAGTGTGGCCCGCGCCGTAGCATGGCGCGCGGATGGGCGTAGATCGCATCGCTGCCGAGCATCCACGGCCTGCCCTCGCCGCCGAGCGCACTGGTCACGACGATCCCGAACATCGCCTCCGCCCGGCCATCGACCAGCGCGGTCCAGGCTTGGGACGACGAGGCGAGGCCGGCACGCAATGCCTGTTTCGGGCCGTGGCCCAGCGCGGCGCATTCGATGCGGTCGGCGGTACGCATTCGCGTGGCGATCGGGCCGATATGGGTGGCGGCGGCGGGGAGGATAGTGATCGAGTTCCCTCCCCCTGTGGGAGAGGGAGAGCCCCGAACGGGCGGAAGGGTGAGGACAGCTCCATGACGTTCGCGCCCTGCCCTCACCCCGCGCTGCTGCGCAGCTTGCCCCTCTCCCAAAGGGAGAGGGGGACAAGGCCCGCTCATTCCGACACCGATGGGTCGAGATACACCCCCGTGACGGTCATCGGCAGCGGATCGTCGGAGCGCACGACCAGCCGCGCGCCGCCATTGATCGCCGGCCGCAACCACGTCTCCAGCAAACCATTCTTCAGCGCGTTGGGCACGCCCGGCGGCTCGGTGGACCGGGCGCGCAGCGGCTCGAGGCTCGCGTCATTCGGTCCGGCCTTCAGTCCGCGGCTGTCGATCACCCGCACCACCGCCTTCGCCTGGGTCTGGGGCTTGGCAACCGTCCAGCCCTGCTGGCCCTGGATGGCGAGCGGCAAGGTCTCGATCGTCGCGCTGAAAGGCAAGCCGGCGCACACCTTCGCGGCGTCGAACGGCAGCGTCGCGGCGCCGCCGCTCACGACCAGCCCCGGCACGACATTGCCATCGGCCAGCGCCGAGATCGTCCGCCCCTCGAGATGATCGAGGTTGCGCAGCACGCGCGCCGGCGGATCGAACAGATAGGACACCGCGCTGTCGAGGAAGCAGCTGTCCTCGACCGCGCCCCAGCGTGCCGCCGCCATGCGCTCGATCAGCAACTTTTCGCCGCGCCGCACGGTGAGATAGAGCCGGTCCTCCGACCCTTCCGACACCACGCAGACGCTCTCGACGAGCCCGTCGGTCTCGCAGATCGTCCAGCCCCATACCTGCTGCTCCTGCTCCCAGGTGAAGCACAGCAGCTTGCCGTCGCTGCGCACCGCCCAGATCAGCGAGCGCGGTTCCTGCGCATAGGCCCAGCTGACGATGTCGAACCCGCGAAACAGATGCGGCGAGAAGATCGTCACATCGTTGCTGTCGATGCTGTCGGTCTGGAACTGATAGCCCAGCGTGCGCACGCCGTTGCCGATGCTGGTCTGGTAGAAGCACACGCTGTCGACCACCAGCGGCGACAGGCGCGAGGCGCCGCGCCCGTTCTGCCGCCGCACGGTGAAATCGGTCGCCGAGATATAGCCGCTCTGGCCGCCCTCGATCTTGAAGATCGCATCGCTGGTCAGCGCGAGCAGGTTGTTCATCGACACCAGCTGATTGACCGCGTTCACGCGCCCCGCGACCAGCGCGAAGGTCAGCCCGTCCGAGGCCTTGATCGGGCGCGACACATCCATGTTCTCGAAACTGCCGGAACGCGAACCCCAGATGGCGTTGGGGTGATTGGCGGTACGTCCCCATAACAGCCGCTGCTCGAAAAACGTCACGGTCGAGGGATAGTCGCCCGGCGTGCCGAACGGGTTGCCGAGGACGGGAGGACCGTCGGCATAATCCGGGCCGATATTGTCGTCGACGAAGGAAAGCGACGTCGTCTGCCCGACATAGCCGAACTCCTGCGTGTTATCGGCCTTGTAGATGCGGTACCGCGTCGGCACCGGGCCGCTGGCGGGCGCGGACCAGGTGATGGTGTTGGCGTTGCGTTTCAGCGTCAGGTCGTTGAACAGCACGCGTGGCGGTGACGACGCGCGGCTCTCCTGGCCCGACACGTCGTCGATTGAGGTCACGACATAACTGGCATTCTGCGGGAAGAAGCCATTGCCGCTGTTGGCCTCGTCGCGGTTTTGCGGCAACGCGATGGTGCCGCCGGTGACGGTTGGCTCGACGATCGTCGGACCGAACGTCACGCTGGAAAAGGTCCAGTCGGTATGCGAGGCGCGGGTCAATCTGGTTGGTGCGTGGTTCAGATGCGCCAGATACATGACGTTGGCCGATTGCTCGAAATCGACCTCGGCCAGTTCGCTGCCGTTGAACGGCGAGCCGACGCGATAGATGCGGGCGACACTCATTCGTCGGGCGACCTTTCCTTGATGTTGTGCGAGAGGATGCCAGCCGAGACATAGGTATGGGCCCCGGCGACGGTGATCTTCGCCACCCAGGCCTTGCCGTCGGGGCGGCCAATCTCACCGATCCGCACCCAGACACCGTCGATCCAGAAGCGGTGATCGCGCGTCGCGCGGATCGCGGTCCCATAGATCTCGGCGCGCCACACCGGTTCATAGGCGAAGCCGATCGCGGTCACCGGCCATTCGCCCCATTCGAGCGTGGACTCATGCCGCGTGCGGAGCATCGTGCCGACCTTGAGGAAGCGCGCGGCGATCTCCTCGCCGCTGGCGAGCAGGATCGGCGTTTCGTCGGCGACGCAATAGCTTCCGCCTCCCCCGCCGCCGCCGGTCGGCGGTGGCGTCGGCGTTGGCGTTGGCGGCGGCACTGGCGGTGGGAGCGGCGCCGAGGGCGGTGTTCCGCTGCGCGTGAGGCCGCCGGCATCGCCGGTGAACGCACCGAAGCCGGTCGAATCCACGTCGACGGTGAAGCGGCCGCCATCGACAACTGCGGTCACCCGGCCAATCCGCCCGTTGAGTTCGGTCGTCCCCGCGATCCCGTCGAAATAGACCTGATCGCCCACGCCATAATCGTGATAGGCGGCCGCGATCGTCGTCGCTGCACCCCGCGTTATGCCGGTGATCGTCAGGCGATCCTCGATCACCAGCCCGCCATTGGCAGCGGGTCGCATATAGCCCTGCCCCATTTCCAGCACATAGGTTTGCGCCAGCGAAAACTGGAACGGCATCAGCCGCACGCCCTGATCGGCATAGACCTCCGCCACCAGCCGCGTGCCCGGCCGCTTTGTCACACCGCCATATTTGAGCAGGATGACATTGTCGGCGCGTCTCAGACCGCTGGCATAGGCGGCGACATCGATCCGCGCGACCAGCTCGTCGGAGATGACGCCCTTGGAGAAATTGGCCTGGCCGGTGCGAAGCGTCATCAGCGCACCCAGCGGCCAAGTGCCGCCCCCAGCCGAACGAGCGCGACCGCGTCTTCAGCGTCAGCATCATACTGGGGCTGGCGGTTACGATCCTCGGCCACCGCGCGCTGGAAGGCGATCTCGGCCTGTTGCAGCAACTGCCCCTTGATCTCGCGGCTGTCGCGGATCGGCACGGCAAGGCGGGCTGCCAGCGCATAAGCCAGCGCGTCGATGAACGCGCCGGACATCTCGCCGTCCGTCACGTCGCTCGCTGCATATTCCAGCACGGCATTGCCGAGCTGGGTGTAGAGCGTCCGGTGCTCGACGATGAAGTCCGACGTGCCGCCATCCGCCGTCACCAGCCGCAACGGCGTCGCGCAGCCCGACGGCAGGACATAGGCATGCGCCCACTCCACCGCGCGGTCGTTGTCCGCCAGTTCGGCCAGCGCGGCACGACGATTGGCGAACGACCAGTCGTGCCGTTCGAGCAATATCCGCAAACATATCGGATAGTAGCGCGCACATTCGCGCGCCTCGGTGCTGTCCTCGGCGATGTCGATGATCGACGCGGTGCGAAGTTCGCCCAGCGCCAGGTTGCAGGTGGTGATGCTGATTGTCATGTCCGCGGATTTAGCGGCGTGCACGGTGCGGTTGAATCAGGCCGTGCTTGACATGAACGGAACCCTGACCCCTGATGGACGATTGTCACCGCTTCGTCACATACAGGATTCCGCCCGTGCCTATCGCCCAAGCCAACGGCGTCGAACTCTATTATGAAGAGACCGGCAACCCTGCCGACCCGACGGTCCTGCTCATCATGGGGCTGGGCACGCAGCTGATCGCCTGGCCGGATCCGTTCGTCGAAGGGCTTGCCGCACGCGGCTTCCGCGTCGTCGCGTTCGACAATCGCGATATCGGCCTGTCGACCCACCTGCACGGTGCGACGGCAATCAGCCCGGTCTGGGCGGTGCTCGCAACGCGATTGGGGCTGCGCTTCCCGATCGCGTACGGCTTGCGGGACATGGCTGCGGATGCGGTCGGGCTGCTCGACGCGTTGGGAATCGAGCAGGCGCATATCGTCGGCGCATCGATGGGCGGGATGATCGCACAGCACATCGCCGCCGGCTGGCCCGAGCGGGTGCTTACCCTCACCTCCGTCATGTCGTCGAGCGGCGCGGCTCGGCTCCCCGGGCCGACACCGGCGCTGCGCAAGTTGCTGATGGCCAGTCGCCCGGCACGGCCGAGCCGCGAGGAAGCGGTCGCCGCCGGGACCGAGGTTTTGCGCGCGATCTCCTCTCCCGACCAGGCACGCGCTGCCGACGCCTTTGAAACCATGGCCGGCCGCGCCTTCGATCGCAGCTACGATCCCGCCGGCGCGCGTCGTCAGCTGCTCGCCATCCTCGCCGATCGCGATCGCGCGACACGCATCGCCACGATCGCCGCGCCGACATTGGTGATCCACGGCGCCGCCGATCCGCTCGTCCCGCTCGCCAATGGCGAAGACACCGCGCGCCGGATTCCCGGTGCACGGCTCGAGGTGATCGAGGCGATGGCACATGATCTGCCGCCTTCGCAGGTCGAGACGATGGTCGATTTGATCGCCCGCCACGCCGGCGGCATGGAGACGATCAGCGAGGCGGCGTAGCGCCGGCTCGCCTCGCAAGCTCGTCGGCAAGGCGATATCGTAAAATGTGGGGGAACGGGCGAGAAGGCCCGCTCCCCCAGGGTGCCGTCAGCGCTCGGTGCGCAACCGTGCGGCGGTATCCGCCGGCACCCATGCCGCACCGCGAGGTGCAGCGGTCGTGAAGCGGACGCCGGCAGGATACAGCACGCCGTCGGCATAGACCTCGTGCGGTGCGGTCCAGCTTTGCGCGCCGCGCGCTCCGCCGGGCTCAGCCATTGGTCTGCAGGCCTGCGGCAATGCCGGCGGTGACCTTGCCGGTCGTCGGCGCGGTGCCGGCCAGCGTATATTTCAGCCGCACATAACGTTCGGCCGTGCCGATCGGCAGAGCGTCGGGCAGAAGATGCCGCGCCCCCGCCTGCAGATCTGTCAACGCATAGGTCGGCGACGTGAACACCGTGGTCGGCGTCGAGAAGCCGCTATTGTCGTCGGTCTCGACCGTCACGGTGATCGAGGTCAGGTTGTTGAAATTCTCGACGACACGAATCGCGATCGGCGTCGTCGCGCCCTTGCCGACGTCACGGGCGATGGCTGTCGCGGCGCCGAACACCGTCCCGGTCTGGCCGAGATCGATGATGTTGGTCGAGGCAGCGGTGGCGGTCACGGCCTGGGCGGCCGAGAACAGGGTGGTTGCATCCAGAATCATGATGATATCTCCGATTTTTAGCTGACAAGGCTTTCCGCGTTGATGAGCGCGTCGGTCTCGCGAATGGGGATGCCGCGGTACGACATCACTTCCCTGCCCTCGAGCTCCATCGGCGTCAGGCGCACGAAGCTGTCGACCGCGCCCTTGTTGGTGGCGAGCGCGTCGAGCGCCTCGAGCATGTCGCGATTCATGTAGATGACCGTGCGGCCGACCGCCGGCACATCCTGCATCTTCGGCGCGCGGCGCGCCTGCAGCTTGTAGTAAGCCTTGCGCAGGAACTTGTAGAGATCGACCGTCCCGGCCGCGACATCGCTGACGTCGATATTCGCGATCCGCGCGTTGAAGCGCCAGTCGCGCACCGCCACGCCGACATGCTGCCGGAACAGCTCCTCCTTGACGTAATAGACCGCGCCATTGCCATCGAGCGTGCGCTGCTCGCCCTTGTCCTCACGCGTCACACCGGCCTTGGTGCCCTTGGGATGGAGCAGCGTGGTATAGGCATCGCCGTGGGTGACGAACCAGATCGACGTGTTGTCCGATCCCGTGCCGCCGGCATTGACGATCTGGTTGCCGGCGCCGCCGCCACCGATCTTGCCATAGCGTGCGGCCAGGCCCTTGAAGCGCTCGGGCGTGGTTGCGGTGTCGTGGTAGAAGAAGCCCTTCTGGACCTCCTGCGCCATCGCCTCGAGATAACCGCGCGCCTCGTTCAGTCGCACCGCCGCCGGGTTGGGCGAGATGTCGAGCAGGCGCGTGTCGACCGTCGACAGGCCCTCGACGAAGCCGGTCGTGTCATCGACCTGCTGGGTCGTCGACTTGGACTGCGGAATACCCTGGTAGAGCATGCCCCAGGTGACGGTCGGCAGGCCGGTGCGGATCATGTGGCGGTGGAACGTGCCCATGTTGCACTCGGCGGTGACCGCGTCTTCCATCAGCGGGTTGAGCTGCCGCAGCACCTCGACCACTTCGCCGAGCTGGGCTTCCTGCCCGCCGGCCGATTTGTACATGTCGATGAGATTCAGGAACGTGTTGCCGATCGTGGCCATGGCTTATTGCCCTCCTGCCTTGGGATGGTCGTGGGGATAGAGCGTCTCCGCTCGGTCGCGCCGGGTGCGCGGGATGCCGCCGCCGAGGACGAAATCATTGTCCTCGGAGACCGCCTTGCCGACCTTGACGAAGGCTCGGATCATGTCGGGATGGTTGCCCAGCCCGCTCTCGTCGAGCAGGTTGCGGAACGCCGATCCCTTGGTGAAGCCGAGCCGGTCGAGCGCCGAGGCGGCAGTGGCGATGGTGTCGCCCCATTTCGCCCCGCCGATCTCCGGGTCGGCACGCGCGGCATCGAGCCACGCCTTGCGCTCGGCCTGGACATGGCTGAGCAGCTGGCGATTGGCCTGGTCCTGCACGCGCTGCGCGAATTGCGCCGCGACCGGCATCAGCTTGTTGGCCGCGGCGTTCGACAGGCCGAGCTCGCGAAACACCGGGGTCGCCTCGGCGATGGCGGTCGCATCGAGCGCCAGCCCCTCGGGCGAGGTCAGCGCATAGGCCTCGGGCACGCCGTCATCGTCGAACGCCCCACCGGGCTCACCGCCTTCGTCGCCGAGCGCGGTAGGTGAAAGGGCATCGAAATCGTCATGGGACCCGGTGTCGCTAGCCGGCGCCGCACCGGCATCAGTCGGCGGCTCCGTCATCGTCGCCGAGTTCGGCATAGGCATCAAATCGTCGGTCACTTGTTTTCTCCTTGATCGCCATTTGCGCCGCTTCGCCGAGCAGTTGAATCAGGCTGAACACGGGCACCCCACCCGGCACCTGCGCCGGCTGCATCGCTTCGAAGGCGCACAGGATTTCGAGCGCGAGACTGCGCCGCCCGGCGAGGAACAGGTGCCGCCCGTCGGCTTGGCTGGCGGTGGGATCGAACACCCCGCCGGCGCGGACCACCGCGAACAGCAGGCGCCGGAAGGCCGGGTTTTCAATCAGGATGGCGGCGTCGGCACGGTCGATCATCGTGCCGGGATAGCGGGTTGGTCAGACTGTTGAATCAGGCTGTGACACCTCGCCGCCGATGAAAGCTTGTGTTCCTGCGAAAGCAGGAACCCAGGGCCACGAGCGTTGCGCGCGCAACCTTGGACTCCTGCTTGCGCAGGAGAACGGACTCACGGGTTATTGCTCGCCCTGCATCCCGCCACCCGTCATCCCGGCGTTCTGCGCCGCCTCGCTCAGCAATCGCGCCGCATCGGCGCCGCGCTGCATCGGCTGCGCCATCGACGCCATCTTCTCCATCTGCTGTTCCTGGTTGCGCTTGTCGCGCAACGCCTGTGCGTCCTTGACCGAGCGAATGATCTTGGGTGGCGCCCCGGCCCGGTCGGCATAATCGTCGATCACCGCATCGATATCGAGCCGGTCGCTCGCCTCGGGGAATTGCGCTGCGAGACTGCCAACGAACGACACCGTGCGCTCGATCTGGCCGAGCCCAACCATGCGCTGCATCTGTGCGAGGATACTGACGAAATCGACCTTGATCGGTTCACCATGCAGATGACCGGGCGGCGGCGGCAGCATCTGCTTGCGTGCCATGATCGCGAAGGTCCGGTCGATCGCGACCTGCAGCTTCTCGGCATTGACCCGCTCGATCACCGGGCCGAGCTGGGTCAGCTTCTCCTCGTTGCGGCTGGCGATCTCCTCGATATTGCGCGGCTGAATGCCCTGCATGTTGGTGATCGCCATGAACAGATCGGCATAGGTCAGCCGGTCGACCGCTTCGGAACAGCGCTGCACGTCATCCATGATCGCGCCGATCGCCGCCGGGTTGATCTGATACGGCACCACGACATGCTGCGCATCGACCTGGCTGGCGGTGACGACATTGCCCGCTTCGCCGGTCAGCTTGACGCTCGCTGGTACGATCTTCTCGGGCTTGACCAGAAACGCCGTCGCCTGCGTCTTGCGCCTGGTCTGCAACTGCAACTCACGCAAATCCGGCAAGGCGTCGAAGCCTGGCCCCGTCCCATAGGTGTCGCCGCCGACCGTGTCCCAGCGCGGCGCCCAGAAGGGCTGCTCGTCATAGCCTTCCGCGCGGAGCACCCGCGTCGCGTCGCCATCATTCTCGTCCCAATAGACCGAGCGCCACGCCTTGCCGCGGGCGTTCAACGCGCCGCGCACCACGCCGTCATTGGGTTCGATCGCATGCAGCACGGGCACCTGGTCATCGTAACGCCCGCTGTCATAAGCGGTGCGCACGAAGCTCGAGACGTGCTCCAGTCCGAACGAACTCACCGCCTGCATCACCGACATCGGCGTGCGGCGGAATAGCGTGTCGGCTACCGCTGCGTTGGACAGCGCGATCCAATATTCGCCCGCGGTCAGCGCATGGCATACCGCACCCGCGCGCGGATGGTCGACCATCACACACGCCTCGGTGCCGAACATGCCCATCTCGGCATAGCCCGATTTCACCGCCCCATAGAAATTGGTCCCGGCAAGGAAGCCGTACATCCGCCGTTCGACCTCGGCGAGCCAGGTCTTCACCTCGCTGTCGTCGGCCAGGTCGGTGTCATAGGGCGCCAGTCGAAACCACGGCCGCGACGGCGACGATAGCCCGCTCGTCATGCCGCCGGTCAGCGTGCGGAAACTGAGGATGCCGTGGCTGTTGTAGACCGCCTTGTTGCTACGACGGAAATTGCGATTCTGTTCGCTGTTGAGGAAGCGCGAGCGCGATGGCTGGGCATATTGCGCGATCTCGCGCCATTCCGCCTCATAAGGCTGGCGCAGCGATTTAAGCGCCGACAACCGCCGGTCGCACCGCTCCTTGAGCGTGGCCTGGATCATGGCGTCAGCCTCCCAACGTCGTGGTGGTCAGCGCGCTGCCGAGGCCGAGTGCGCCGGTATAGGCCGTCGCCATCAGCGCGCGGCGGCGGCGGATATCGTCATCGACACGCGGCGCGGTGGCGCCGCCATCGGGAAGTTTCAGGGACTGCCGCTCGGGCAGCGTTTGCGGTTTGGGGGGTGAGGGCATGCACATGGGTGCAGCGATAGGGCTAATAAGCGGGCAGTTGAATCAGGCTGGCGGGCTGCACTTCACACGCGATCGGACTCAATCCACCGGCTCGGCATTGCACGTCGCGACATCTTGCCCGGCGAAATCATAAGGCGACAAATAGAGGGTGGCATATTGGTAAGGGCCCGGCCCCGGATCGACGCCTTCAACGATGATCCAGACATCGTCTACTTTTATGCCTTCCGGGCAGCGACGGCTGTTCGCCTGGCGGAGCGCGTGCCGAAGCCAGGCATCACCCTCGTGCCATTTCGGAAAAAGATCGTGGATCACGGCAAAAGGACCCCGCGGCAACGGCAACGGATCTTCATATTTTCCGACGATGATTTGCATTGAGACGTGATCGAAGGGTCGATCCTGCGGGACGACCTGCCTGTCGGTATCGGAATCGCATAGCAGGTGTATTTCGTGCAACCGCGCTGAATCACACCCCAGGAGGCGGTCGATTCGTCGATAGAGTTCTTCGCCTTTGAGGGACATCCAGCCGTGGCGGTGCGGAGGCGGCGTCGATGCGTCCGGTGGCGAGTAGAAATAACGGACGGCGCCGTCACTTGTTGGCATCGCTCTGTTCAT